CCAATTACATGGCCGACGCGCGCAACACCGTCATGCAGGGCGCTTTCAACGCGATGGAGCCCATGCAGCCAGCCGCCGCCGGGCTCTAACGGGCGCTTCGCCAGCACAGGGGCGTGATCCTGTGACCTGCCGCCGGGGACCGGGCGCACCGTGACGCCGACGATACGGGCGACTTAGGGACAACATGGACAAGCTGGACTTTCTCGACGGGGAGCAATCCCCGGCTGACGACACTTCGCCTGCCGTTGAGGCTGCGCCCGCGCCGGATACGTCCGACGCCGGCCCGATCCGAGACGACCAGGGCCGTTTCGCGCCCAAGGCCGACGCGCAACCGGAGCCCGCGCCCGCGGAACTCCAACAGCCCGCGCCGGAACCCGCTCAACCCGCAATCCCGGCTGGATACGTCCCGCTGGCGGCTGTGGAAGACGAGCGCCAAAAGCGCCAGCGCCTCGAACGCGACTATCAAGCCGCGCAAGAGCGTCTGCGTCAGTTCGAAAGCCCGCCGCCCTCGCCTGATGACCCGGATTTTCCGGCCTATCAGCAGCAGCTCGTCGATCAGCGGATCTACGCGACGAACCTTAACTGGTCTCGCCGCATCGCTGAAATGCAGCACACCCCGCAAGTGGTCTCACAGGCTCATGAGTGGGGCTTCCAGCGCTGCAATGACGACCCGCTGTTCAACGCGAAGGTCGCCCAAAGTCCCGACCCCTATGGCCTGATCGTGGAGGAATGGAAGCGCGAACAGCTTCTGTCCCAGGTCCGCGATCCCGCCGACATCGACGCATTCCTGGCCTGGAAAGCCAGCCAGGGGGCGCAGCAACCCGCCGCAGGCCAACCGGCCACGGCTTCCCCCACACCGCCGTCGAACCCCACCCCGCGCCCGAGCCTTGCGTCTCTGCCGTCCGGTGGAGGCCCGCAATCAGGCGTCCCGAAAGGACCTGGAGCGGCGTTCGACGACGTCTTCAAATGAGGTAAGGTCCCATGACCGAAGTCACCCTCGCTTCTGCCCTCGAAAAGCAAAAGTGGATCAACAAGTACTTCTCCGAGTACGTCCGGCAGTCGCGCTTCAAGCCCTACATGGGCAAGGCCGACACCTCGATCTTCGTCGTGAAGATGGAGCTGCAGGAAGAGTCCGGGAAGACCATCAACATCCCCCTGATCACGCGCCTGAAGAACAAGGGCGTCGGCGGTTCCTCGTCCCTGGACGGCCGCGAAGGCGGGATCGGCAACTACAACTGCCCGCTGTCGGTGGACTGGGTCCGAAACGGCGTCCGCGTCCCGAAGTCGACCAGCTACAAGACCGAAATCGACCTCCTGGGCGCCGGTCGCAGCCTGCTTCGCCAGTGGTCGGCTGAGTCCCTGCGCGACGACACGATCTATGCGCTCATGCAGATGATCACGTCGGGCTCGACCACGGTCCCCTACGCCGAGATCACCGAGGACACCACCAACGGCGGCTACATGATCGCCAGCGGCTACACCCCCGGCTCGACCTGGGAGCGCTACGAGGGCGTCACCTGGACTTCGGCCACCGAGGCCAACAAGGACGCTTGGCTGGCAGCCAACTCCGACCGGGTGCTCTTCGGCGCCGCTCGGTCCAACAACTCGTCCAACGACCACTCCGCGTCGCTGGCGAACCTGGACACCACGGCGGACAAGCTGACCACCTCGACGGCCTCGCTCGCCAAGCGCATGGCCGGCGCCGCGAACCCGCACATCAGCCCGTACATGACCGAGGACGGTCGTGAGTACTACGTCATGTTCTGCGGCCCGCGGTCCTTCCGCGACCTGAAGCAGGACACGGCGATGCTCGCGGCCAACCGCGACGCCCGCTCCCGCGAGGGTGGCGGCATGGACAAGAACCCGCTCTTCCAGGACGGGGACCTGATCTATGACGGGATCATCTTCCGCGAAGTGCCGGAAATCCCGCACATCGTGAACGTGGGCTCGGGCGGCACGACCGACGTTGAGCCGAACTTCCTGTGCGGCCAGCAAGCGGTCGGCATCGCCTGGGGCCAGGAACCGACCCCGCGCACCGACTACGCCAAGGACTACGGGTTCCGCCCCGGCGTGGCCATCGAAGAACTTCGCGACGTCAAGAAGCTGGCCTTCAACGGCAAGCAGCAAGGCGTCGTGACGGTCTACACCGCGGCCGGCGCCGACAGCTAAGGCCAATCGGGGAGGGCTTAGGCTCTCCCCGACCCTCCATCAGAAGGACAGAAAACCATGGCTGTTGAAGCCCTTAAGGCCACCCAGCGTGGCTCCAGCGCCGCCGCCTCGAACGGTCTGGCGAACTCCGTGAAGTCCCTCGTGGCGACCGTGGAAGTCTCGGCTGCGGCCTCGGCGACCTCGACCTACGAGTTCTTCAATATCCCGTCGAACGCCCGCATTCTGGGCCAGTCTCGCGCCTACTGGGACGATCTGGCCTCGACCGGCTCGCCGACCCTGGACATCGGCCTGTTCGCCGTGGACAGCAACGTGACCGACGACGATGACGCCCTGCGCGCCGATCTCGACGTCACCGCAGCCGGCACGGGTACGTCGCTGATCACCGACATCGCGAACTATGGGAAGCGCGCCTTCCTGTTCGTGAACGGCCAGACGACCGATCCGGGTGGCGAGCTGAAGGTCAAGGCAACCATCAAGGACGCCGCGACCAACACCGGCGGCACGATCACCCTCGAACTCTTCTACATCGTGGACTGATCGACATGCGGGCTCGCTTCATCGGAGACCCGCAGCACGGGGGCGAGGGGCCTGAAAGCCTCTCGCTCTTCGGAGCGGAGTTCAACCGCACGGACTGGACGCTTGTCCCGCCGGCCGCGGAACGCAAGATCGCCGGAAACTCGCACTTCGAAGTTGACCTGGACGGGGACGGCGAAGGCGATCCGTCTGTGCAGGAAATGCGGGACCAACTGGACGCCATGGGCGTGAAGTACCGCAAGAACGCCAGCCCGGAAGCGCTGGCGAAGCTGATCCTGGACAACCTGCCGCCGGAAGCGGCGGAAGAGCCGGCCAGTGACGATCTCTGACCTCATCAAGGCCGCGCTGGTGGAGCTGGGGATCTATGACCCCAACGAGGACATCAGCTCGGCCGAGGCGGATCGCGGCCTGATCGTGGTCCAGGGCGTCTATGACGACCTCTGGAACCAGGCCATGTTCGGTCGGATGACCGACGTCATCGCCACGGCAAGCGGCGATGCGGAAGAGTTCACGCGCGTGCAGGTGGGCGCGTTCACCATCACCTTGCCGTCGTCGGTGGATGACCCCAAGACGGGCGTCACCCGGCCTCCGATTGACCTGTGTCCGGTGGAGCTTGTCACCGAGGGCCAGGACCCGGCCCGCCACCTCTACGACGCCACGCGCGGCGAATGGGTCACGCTGAACGGCCTGGCGCTCACCGATGAGCCGCCGTTGAACAACCGGGGCAAGTTTGGGCTCACCTGTCTCATGGCGGTGCATCTGGCCGGCGCTCGCGCGGCTGTGCCGGTCACGACCCAACTCACCGCCGCTCGCTTCATGAAGTCCCTCGCCACCAAGCGGGCCTCCACCCGCCGTGACCAGGGCTCGGAATACTTCTGATGGGGTCGGCGCCCATCGCCTACGGCGGCTACAAGCGCACGGTCGGGGAGTTCCCCGAACTCGTTCAGCTCAACATGCTGGCGGAAAAGGCCCCGTCTCAACAGGAAAAGCAGGTGGCGCTCATCATGCGCGCCGCCCTGAAAAACTGGGTGGAGATCGACGCGCCGCTGCGGGGGATCTTCCGCAAGTCGGGGCTGTTCGAGGGCGACGCGCTCGTGGTCGCGGCGCAGACCGTCTACCGCCTGGCCGAAAACGGAACCGTGACGGCCCTTTCCGGGTCGGTGCCTGGGGATGGCCGGGTCAAGATCGACGGCGGCCTCGACGGGGACGGAAACGCCCTGGCCCGCATTGTCACGGGCGGCCAACTCTACCAGACGGACGGCGTCACCGTCACGGCTGAGAACTTCCCCGACAGCGACAACGCCGGCTGCACGGACATCTGCTATCACCGCCAGCACTGGCTGGGCATCCAGGCCGGGACGGACAAGGTCTATCTGCAGCTTCCGGGGGACACGACCTGGGACCCGCTGACCTACGCCTCTGCGGAGTCTCAACCCGACGTCGCCCTGGCTGTTCGGTCGCTGGGCGATCAGGTGTGGATACTGGGCGCCGCATCGAGCGAGGCGTGGGCGCTCACCGGCAACCCGGACGACCCCATCACCCCGTATGGCGGCCTGAACTTCGGCTTCGGCATCCGGTCGAGCGAGGCCGCGGTGAGCATCCCCGGCGCCCTGTTGTGGATCGACAACAACGCCACGGTGCGGATGACGCAGGGCGGGGCGCCCGAGATCGTTTCGGACAACGGCCTGTCCGAGCAGATCCGCAAGGTTCCGTCCGACGAGCTGCGCGCCTGGGGCTTCACCTTCGATCAGCACCCGGTGGCGCTGTTCACGCTCTCGACGGCCTCGAGCTGGGCTTTCGACCTCTCGACCCGGCTGTGGTCGCGGTTCTCGTCCGCCGGCATGAACATCTTCGCCGGCCACCT